ATTGCTGAGGAGTCCCATCCATTACCTTTACAAGATACTTATCCTTATATGAACGAGAGAGTTCCCAACCTACACTTTTCATACCTACATTTGCGCTTGCCATATTTGTAGCACCGCTACCAAGAAACGGTACGGCTACTCGGGCAGCTGGCGGGGCAAATGTTAATAGTACATCCTGAATTAACTCGATAGGACGCTCAGTTGGATGTATCTTCTTCTCAGCTGCAACAGGCTTATAATCAAACATATTTGAGCGACCTTGACCTATTATAGTTCCGTTACCCTTGCAGGCATAGAAGAAGTTCTCATATGAGCTAGCTAAGTTGAGCTCCGGTGACAAGCACTGACCAAGAGTCATCTTGTTCCATATTGCCGGCATTTTTGATACACGGAAACCAGCATCAGCCAGCCACTGTTTAACTTGACAATGCCAGTCGCCAATACCATACCAGTTAATTATCCAACCGCCATCTACTAGCATACGATAGCAAGCTTTATATACCTCGTGCATAAAGTCAGGGTAATCTTTTTTAGTCACTTCATTGTACTCTGCTACAGTTACCTTATCCTGTATCTTCTTGCCTTTACCTGGAAGGTCTATAGCGTAGGGAGGGTCGAGTTCAATAATATTTATAGTATTGTCAGGTATATCCTTGTTCTTCTTAAAGAAATCACCTAGGACATAAGCACCGCAAAGTTGAGCCTTGCTTGCTTCAAGACCACCATCAGCCAGTCGTCGCTCTGTTCTCTCAGCCATCTCACGATACAATAGCTTCTCTTTACGCCTGCGTAGCTCACGAACTGCTTCTTGTTTATTCTTCATATCAGCAAGAGAAGGGTCGTCAGCTATAGCTCTAGCTAACTCAATGTTGGTCGAGACTGTAGGTTGCGATTTGCCAAGCATAGTTGCCACTTTACGCATACTGGCACCCTTGTTAGGCCCGTGAGATATACCGCCTTCTCTTAGGGCTTGAAGATCAAATATACGAGCAGTAAGAGCGGCTTCCTCTTCGTAGCCGAGGTCTTCTCTATGTATGTTTTCAGCGAGTTCTATTGACCGACGGTCTAGCTCACTCTCAAGGTAGGGATAGATACGTGCTGGGATAGTTCTGATACTCTCATCTTCTGTTGACAATTCTATGAAAGCTGCATAACGGCGCCCTCCAGCGATTAGAAAAAAGCCAGCCTTATCCTTTCTCTTCATTACAACAATAGGTTGAAGCAGCCCACGAGGTTGGCCATCTTCAAGTATCGTCATGATAGAGTCTTTCAGCTCCTGAAGGTCTTTGTAGTCTTTTCTGTATCTCTCAGCTACTTCTATGTCTGCAAGTGATATGTTGGATAATTGTGGCTTCAACAGTGTTGCTTTCATTCACTGACCTCCACTTCCACCTTTTCGTATGTCTTCTCAAATATGTCAGGCTTACATGGGTAAAGTTCACCTTCTACACCTCTTATTATCCAGTCGTTCTCAGTCGCATGCATTAGCCCCTCAAGCGTAGGTATGTCAAGACCGATGTTTTCTCCGTCTTGTCGCCCCTCTGGTTTGCCATCAGATAACTTGCCAACTCCTGCATGGTCGCACATCTCACTCCACGTGTCCCACTGTAACTGTACTGCTTCAATTACTACTGGTTTTTTACGATATTTCATTCCCAACCCTCCAGCTTCTTCAAAAGTTTTTCTAACTCGTCAGTAGATGATTTGTTTATTGCCTTGGCTATACTCGACCTCTTCGCCTTAGTTTGCTTAGGCCTCTCTTTAGGGTTTCTACGGTTGTTGCGGTTCTTGATAATCTCATCACGGATTTCCTCGTCGCTCATCTCACTTATACCTTTTCTCAGGTCATCAATTTCCATTGCTGCCTCCAAACAGGATATCCCTGCCTCTAAGTTCCTTCTTCATTATCTTAATAAGGGTGCCTTCAGGGTCTTCCTTTATTCTTGCAGCTACATCCTCGGCAAGACTGGCAAGAATCTTACCTTGATAGCCTGGGAATATCTCATTTACTTGAGAGAGTATTTGTTTAGCCTCGTGAGATATATCAAAGGTGATGCGAGCACGGCCTTTCCACTCAGTATCTTTCTTGTTCATATAAGCCTCCAAGAATTAAAACAGGTGGTAACAAGGTAAGCCACCACCTATATTTATATTACAGTCTAGATAGTGCTTCGTCCACTCTTTGCAGTTGTCTAGTAAGAGCACTGTTTAAGTGGTTAAATATTGATATCACACTAGTATTATCTATTGTAATATCTGGTACATCGCTTTCAGGTCTTTCACCAACTATTTCATCTGCTATTCGCTCAGCCTTGCAAGCAGTATCTGTAGCACCTTGTACTAGACTTCTTAATATATCTAACTTTTCATGTAACTGTAAAGGTTCTTTTGGTGTTGCTGCTGTTTCTGCTCCCATTGTCTTTCCTCCAAGAATTAAAGAGCCGGCGACCCTACATCATAGAAGGTATATAGTTCTCTCTTCGGGTGTAAGACCGCCGCTCCAGTTCACCTAGCCAAGCTTATCGCCTGGTTACATACTTCTTAATGAAGTTTCTTTCAACACCGTTATTATCAAGTTCCAGACCAAGAATACACCAGCCAGTACACCCCTCCATGTTTGCAGTGTCGATAGGCGGTGTAGTATCAATATCGAAGCAAGTATAAAACTTTATGAGGGCTCCATGTGTCTTCGCATAAGCTTTTGGCTTATTGTCCTTAGTTGCCGGGTCTGGCAGCTGAACATACTTGTATATATCGTCAACCAGGTCGTCGGAAGGGTCGTCCAGCATCAGGGCAAGCTGAAACTCTCCAGGTTTTTTCTTCTTCTCGACAAGTTCAGCTTTGCTGATACGAAGCTGCACCTCGGAACCGTCTGGATGTGTTATAATATCCTGCACATCATCAGCATTAATGTCTAACAAACTTGTTGGTTGTAGTGCTCCCATAGTGTTAACCTTTCTTAATTAAAATTAGTGATTATGAATAGCGAGATAGATTTCCCGCAACAATCTAACATCATAGAGCGCATCGTGTTGTTCCTCCTCGACAACAGCAATGTTGAGATACTTGGCTACTGTACCAAGTTTGAAATCTTCCAGCTTGTGCCTTTCTTCCATTAGTGCATGACCAGCTATAGTCATACAATCAAGAAATGGATTCCAGAACCAGCTGCCAAAATAAGTATCGCCTTGTTTGTAGAACCACTGACGGAGAAAGTTATAGTCGAAGCCGGCGTTGTAAGCTATAAAGAACAGCTTGTCTTTACGGTCATAAGCATCTATGTATAAGCCAAGGATTCCCTTAAGCTCCTTAAGAACTTTCGAGGCTTCGTCATAAAATTCACAGTCGGCCTTGTTGAAGCCTGTAATAGCAGAAGCCTTATCGTCTATTACATCACCTTCAAGCAACTGTGTTTTTAGGTTGTACTCCTGTAACTGACCATCTCTTTCAATAATCATGGCTATTTGCCATACACCATGTTTGTAAGGATTTGTGCCTGTAGTTTCTAAATCTATAAAGCACTTAGTAATTTTGTTCATGGTTTCCTCTTCTTTGCTCTCCAAGGCAGAGACTTATATGTGTTTTTTGCTATTACTAGTATCCAAACAAGTAAGCCTATTATGACGGTGTAAGCAATACCTGCTAAGATATAAAGTTGGTTAACTGTAAATTCCATCTTTTCCTTTCTAGTTATCTCTCTTACCTTTACTTTCTCTGAGAGTTGGTTTAGCTACCGGTTGCTTCATAGCTTTAGCTGTCTCTGGGAAGTCTTTTGCTATGGTTTCCCTAACTTGTAGGTGCATAACCTGTAGATGCATAACAGACTTTTCAAGGGAAAGAAGACTATCCCACAGCCTTCTTATATTTTTATAACCCATAATAGCACCAAATATAACAGCTATCGTAAGAGCTAATAAACATATATCTGTAATTAACATCGCTATATTATTCATCCGTCTGTGCCTCCTTCTCCATGACATCCCAATCGAGGTCCTCGTGATGGTATTTTACACGCTTAATCAAAGCACGTAAGTTAGGCTCCTCTTCCATTTTAAAGTTGTTACCACCAATACGAGTCTCAGCTTTCCAATAACCATCGCTGTGGCATTGGAGCCAGTACTTACCGTTGGCAGTTCGAGCAATGTACTTTTCATCGAAGGCTAGTGGAACTTTATCACTTAGCTTTCCAGCAAGCAACAGGCCGGTTTCAAGCTTACCTGTTACCTCGTCCTTGATACGGCCTACATGACCAGTTACAACTACATGGCATGGCAAGTCCATCATCATGCCGATATAGTCAACTGCGGTAAGCTGTTGGACTAAGTAGTCTTGAAGCTCAGGGATTTGACCGGTGCGGGAGCCACCTTTCTTACTACCCTTCTGTAAGATAGCAAACATCATAGCATTACTCCAGTACGTAATACTGTCAAGAACGTAGGTGCCTATGATATTGAAGTAGCCTTCACGCCGCCTATACATAAACTCACGTTCCCAATTTCGGAAGGCTTCCGGTCTTTGCCAAGAATCATGCTCGTAGGAGTTGTCAATTATAAGCATGCCAGAGTCAGCACGCTTGGCCAAGCCATCTGTTTTGGTGCCACCAGGGTCAAAGGAATCAATATGAACAGGACCGGGTGAGGTCAGTGCTGCTATCCTGGTCTTACCAGTTCCAAAGTCCCCATAAAGTAGAAGGTTTAGATGAGTATTCTGAGGGCGGTCACGGTACCTTTGTTTAACCTCTTCAGCTCTCTTTCTTACTTCTTGGAACTTTTGGTAATTCATGGTTTTGCTTTCGGTTCAGGTTCTGGTTTAGGTTTTGGTTTAGATATAGACTTAGTCTCAGGTTTTGACTTGCCCTCTCCGCACCAATCACCTACAATTACTTCTGGAAAGCGTGTCTTCTTATGCTTTTGTAGAAAGTCAAAGTAGACAATAGGTGGTAACCGATGGCATTCACCAAGATTATGTGGAGCTTTGGTAGCTTTCAGAAACATACAGTTTTTACATAGCATTCTTCTCACCTCCTTTAGGTTTACGAGTTATAATGATTTTAGCCAATCAGACCTTGTGTCCTCCAAATTGTCTCTCTCTATAAGATAAAAGACTAGTTTATTGATTGTTTCAACAAGCTCGTCAATAGCACTTGCTAACATACCTCTACTACTGTTTTCATGAGCATTTTTAAGATCTCGTACTATTCTGTCCATATACCTCTGTGCAACCTCTTTAGGTAGAGTCATACCTTTCTCCTTTTCTCTTAATAGAACTCTTAAGTAATAATCATCGTTGAGAAAGTCTTTCATACTAGCAACAACACTCTCTCTTAGACGCTTGTCTAGCTTAGAATAGTCTAATGGCATGATGGTTCCTATACATCTATGATTTTTTTAGCTTCCTTTACCTTCTCCAGAGGGTTCCACCACTCTATTATCATACCTTGTGGCGGCTCAGGATGCTTGAGAGGGTTAGGGTAAGCCGTGCAGAAGTCTGCAAAAGGACAGCCAAAGTACTTAGTACAGTTCTCAGTGTTCTTTGGAAAGGCTGCCATGATTATATCATCATCTGTTACAAAACAAGCCTTTAGTCTCGTAGTCTCAGTCTGTATCTGGTTGACCCACCAGTTAACATCCCACAACCATGCTTCCATTTGGTCAAGCGTCTTGCGGACTGGCAAGCGGAGAAAGTCGCAGTCACGTGAGTTAGCCTTTGGTGTACCATCCATTTTCATCTGCGGTGGATTATGCGGAAAGAAACCGTTTATCAATACACCCTTAACATGCTCAGGGTTGAAGTAGCACTGGAGAACATGATTGTAAGTGCATACCTGCATCTTCTGAACCCACTGGTCAGTCCACACTCGACTTATTGTAGAGCCAGTCTTATGCTCAATAGAGAAGAATCCTGCATCGCTTTCACAGATAGCATCACTTCGATAGTAAATCTTATCACTCTCGTTAATCATTACAGTACCACCGATTTCTGTAGCTATCACATTAAAGTCATGGTGGTCGCTGGCGTATCGGTCACAGTACATAACCAGTGCACGTCTAGTGTTCCCTGGGTTCTTTGGTGCATTTTCAAGGTCAAAGCTTGGTGACCAGAACTTTCGATAGTATTCAAGAAACTTTTCATAAGCTGTTGCAATATTCTCGTCACTATAATCTGTAAGAAGCAAGTGTTCAAGTGCGAGATGGATAGCTGTGCCATACTCAAGGTGAATGTTAGGCTGTTCAGCACTCCAGCCAAGTATGTACTTGAAGAAGTAGCTACGGGGACAGCTCATATAAGCTTGGATTTTAGAGCTGTCCAGTATGTCCCATGTAGGGTGAGGCTTTATACTATTCATAGAGTCTATCCTTTCTTATAATTTTGAGCATCTCTTCTATCTGCTTGTGCCGCTTTCTCCATCGAAGCTTGTTTAAGCCTCCTTTCTTTACTGAACGAGCTTTACATACACTACTCAGAGTTCTAATTACAGCCATGATACCTATATCATCAAGGAGCAGGTCGAACAGCTCGTCAGTGTCCTTAAAGACGTTCTTCAAAACTCTCATCTAAGCCTTCCTCCTCACTCGGGTTGCTAGACACTTCTGTAACTGGTGTCTGGTTATCCTCCCACTTTTCTCTAGTTAGAGTCATACCGATAGCAAAGGAGCTGACACTGATTTCTTTCCATGGTACTTGCAGATACCTTCTGCTATCTAGTTCTGCTCCAAAACTTGGACTTATCTCAATGACTACACTTTTCAGACCAGCGTTGATTATGAAGCGCTGGCATATGTAACAGGGTGGAGTGTCAGATATTGTAGATAGGTCGCTTGCTTGAAGTCCAGCCAGAAACATAGTCCCACCAATCATATCCCGGCGAGCTGCGCTTATGATAGCATTCTGTTCAGCGTGTACGCTCTTGCACAAGTCGTACCGTTCATCAGGTTTACAGCCAAGCATCTCTCTATGGCACTTGCCAATATCGCAACAGTTCTTAACACCACGAGGGGTGCCGGTGTAGCCGGTAGATACGATTTCATCGTTGTTTACTATAATAGCGCCGTAGTTTCGGCGTAGGCATGTGCCTCGTTCAGCTAGGACTCGGGCTAGGTGAAGATAGTGTTCGTATTTAGATGGTCGGTTCAAAAGATTTCCCTCCTCATAATTTTTTACAGTGGTCTGCTATTAGCTTACCCAGAAAAGATACTGTTATACCCCATTTTGCTGCAAGTTCTTTAAAAGTCAAGCCAGTGCAATATCCAGCATTATGGGTTTTATACTCCATTCTTGGATTAACAGGTTGAGTATGTAATTCATAGCATATAATTTCACCAAAGCTACCGCCGCAGCCTGTCGGGCATTTAGTATAAGTTTTCTCTATATGCTGCCTAAAATGTTCAACTTTATTTTTCATAGGCTTACCTTCAAATTTAAGCTAGTGGCCTGTGCATTAGTTTTTTAAGGATTACACAGACCACCAGCAGCACCCAGGGCGGTGCGGTTTACGCTCCTTGTTCTTTCCTTTTTGCTATCTGCGCCCTGATTTGTGCGATAGCGTCTTTCTCGGAAATTACGCCGCTTGCGATACGGTCGGCAAGCTCTTCATAAGCGTCTTTCTGGACTTTTGCAGTGCGTCTTGCAACGCCGGGTTTCCAAGCTGCAAGAGCAGCTATAGCATCTTCAACGGTTTTGGTAAAGGTAAGCTGGTCTTTAGGAATGTCAGCTTTGCTGATATGCTTCAGACGAGCCTGCTCAATCACCTTAAGACTCGGTGAATCAACAGCATCAAGAACACCACGTAAGACTTGCTGAGACATTACGATAGCGCCCTTAAGAAAGATACTGTGCTCAACTTCCTCGCCGAAGAGAGCTACACTCTCAGCAGAAGTTGCTCCAAGGTTTTTCGTTGCAGTTACTTCCCGTCCGGAAAGAGGACTTTTTACACTAATACTTACAACACCTGATTCGTCACCCATGGGTTTCTCCTTTTGGTAGGGTGTTTTGTTTTCATCTGTGAAAGATTATTTATCACAGATAGGATGGTACTACGGTGTAGCTTCGATTGTGATGGTTAGTTCAAGAGGTACTCTATCAAGGCTTCCTCGTACTACGTTAAGTACCTCAAAAGGAATGTAAATGGCCATCTTTGGTTCCTGGCAGTCATACCGTGCCGAGTGCTTCTTGTCTGAGCTGAACTTGAAGGTTAGTTTCATTTTCTTCATCACGCTCCTTTCGGTTAAATCGTTAATGGTACAAGGGTTAGGGTCTACAATGAAAAGCATAGATTTAATATTCCAGTTCACCTAATCCTCCTCAAGTAAACTATCTAACGTGTCTTCAAGACCACCCGGTTTTAGTGAGAAGCCTTCAATCACACTCTCCTCATTTAATTGTCTTGCCAGCGCTTTGTTTCTATTAGGGTTATTTACCTGAGATACTGAAAATCCACATAGTTCGAGGAAGCCTAATGCCAGTTCTGTATCTGTGAACCGTTCGGATAAAGGTACAGTATTCTCAACTATGATATCAACACAACGTCTAACCATACTTGAAAATGTGACCGGTGGTAGCAGATTAGCTTTCTTGAAAGAAAGGAGAAGATTCGCTACCTGAGTCGCTGGCATATAACTTTGCACGTTAAAGCTATTCCTTTGTTTCATAAGCAATCCTTTCATCATTAACTTGTATATATAATATAATGAATTATTGTTGTCGTCGCAAGGCGAATATTGGATTAATATTATACATTCATTTCTCATCGCCATAACACAGCAACACATAATGGCTTGAAACTAATGTCGGGAAAGGTTTATCTATCTCAACTACTATTTTAGCATCACCAATAGGACAACTAGCACAGAACTGAATGACGGTTCGGTAGCCAATCAACGGACACCGTACACAGGTGCAGTCATTCTTTTCCAGATAGATTAGCTGTAGTTTCTGCATCTACCACCTCACCATCGCATTGGAGTTCGAATACTGGTTTGCTATGCGCGGGTATCAATTCCTCCCCTATCTGCACTAACTTACACGAATTACCGGTTAGATTAAAATAAGTGTAGAGACTTCCAAAGTCAAAGTTGAAGACTTCACTTGAAGCATCTACATTACGGTAAGTTATTTTACCAAGGACAGATATTAGTATTCTTAGACACGGGGCTATTGCCTTTGTATGGCTTATGAATATATTTGCCCGTACGTAACCTGGAGATGGTTCGCATGTAACACTTTCAAAGCCTTCAACACCTTTAAATGCTTCACATGCCTCATCAAGCTTCAAGCATAGAGGGTTCATATCTTCAATGAGTTGTATATACGCTCTCCACCGGTCTTGCTCTTTGAGTATTGTTGGATGTAGCTTATTCATCTTACCTCCTCTCAATCTTTAGTAAAACTGGTTGACTTGGAACACCACGGTCGGTAAGCTCAGGATAGGTGACAAGAGCCTTATAATCACTGTAAGGACGAGTACGTAGTGCTATCCAGTATCTCCTACGGTCATGGTGGTCTAAGCGTCCACCACCACAACGGAAGTCATCACCTTTATCATTTACTAACTGTAGGGCTCCAAGCTTAGCTCTTACTGTTCTGTCTTCAGCAACTTCAGGATGTAGACCAGTTATGGTGAACCATTCCTTATGCTTAGGTTTCCACTTAAGGAGAGAGTTCGACCGCTTACATTCATAGAGAGCATCAGCGTCTCGAACGATTACACCCTCGTAGCCTTGGGCAACATAACCTTCTCCAGCACCAATAATATGATCCATTAAGTATTGGTTGTTAGAGCTTCCTGCAAACACAGAATGGACAGCTTGCAGATATATGAACTGTTCAAAGTCGCTTTGTTTTGGTATTCTGTCAAACTGTCTCCATCCATTAATAATATCAAAGATATGATACCCGACCTCTTTCATATCAGGGTGAGGGCTGTCTCGCAGGACGACTGAGCGTAGGTGCTGATGAGACCAGCCATGATGGTAGAGCTCGCCATCAAACATTAAATGACCTGCAGGTAAGCCTTCAGGATAAGTAGCTTTTGTATATGATAGTAACTCTACCTCAATATGAGGCATGCTAATTATTCGTCTATTAGTACTAGAATATGACCATACACGCCAACCATTAGGGTGGAATCCTAACTCAGCCCTACACCTAATCCCGTTAATCTTAGGCTGAAGAATACAGCGATTCATCTTGCTAAGCAGCTTCTCTGTAAGAGGCTTAGATTGCATCACGCCGGAGCGCTTACGACGGTTCATTCTTGGACTCCTCTCTACGCTTAGTAACTCTAGCCATTGTTGAAGTAAAGTCTCCATCTATAGGTAATAGTGGAGTGATACTCTCTTGAATACACTTATCTTCTTCTAACTCCATTATATAAGCGCCATTGTAACCAATAACTTGAGACACACCCTGCATAAGCCTTTTTAACTTTTCAAGCTTAGCTATACTTATTTCAGGCATCTTCTACTCCTTCCAGCTTTGCTACTTTGATTGTTAGTGCAGCAACGTGATTTTTAAGCTCACTAACTTCATGGTGGATAGTAGAGGAGACCTTTAGAATTGCTAGCAATACTGGCTCCATTGTTACGATAGCAGCTGTTGTAGGTGCTTCAGGTGCAGTTTCTACAAGCTTGACTGTTATATTACCTAACATAGAAGCAGACATAGCTACTACAAGCTTCTCCTGAGGGTTTTCCAGGCTGTCAAACATCTTAGCCATTCTCATGGCTCTCTCTTCGTTGGTTGGTTTAGGCATCAGCTTCCTCATCATCAAGAATTTCCATTTTTGGTCGCTTACCTCTTATTTGTTGCTGTCGCTTCAGTACCTTTTCTTTAACTACTACAACAGCAGCAGCGGTGTAGACTATTACATCAAGCAGCTCATTAATAACATCAACATCATTGGTTGCTTTCATAGCCTGCTTTATCTTTTTGTCAACCTGACCAAGAGGAAAGCCTATGCCAATCTCTCGAGTTCGCTTGCATATCTGCTGACGCTCGAAAGGCTCGTCAGTTGCATGAATAGTTCCTTTACCTTCAGAGGCTCGCTCAACTGCACTATTCAAGACATTCTTGAGGGAGCGGTAGTTGTTTCGTTTGCTCATCAGCTTTCTCCTCTTGTTTAAATATGATTAATTACTAAGTATGAATCAAGACTGTACTTTACTACACATCACCTCACCATCACATTACGGAACACTGCTGAGCTACACCGTTACTTCACTACATTGTACAGTGCATCACCGTTACGTTACACCAAGTTACGTTACACCACCATTACAGTACGTCACGGCACTTTACCATCACATAGCAGCTATCACACTTCTGCAAACTCAACCACCTTGAACCTTCCGTAGCCACCATTCCGAAATTGCCCTAAGCCAGAGAGGTTGCCATAATCAAGAAGTGCTCTTATTTTATCCACCGTTATCTCATTCTTTCCAGTGTCAATAAGCGTGATAGTAAACTCAAGTGTTGTACCTTCGTCTACTTTATCACTTCTTGCAAGTGATGTTCTTGGTCCTTTCATTGTCATAGCAGTCAGCGGGCGTTCAACTACTCCAGTTGGCTCCTTTATTAGTATACCGTCTTTATACAGATACACCTTTCTTGGGTTTATAAAAACTACATCATCAATTTTAGACCTTAAGGCTTTCACCTTAAATCCAGGTGCATCTTTCTTGACATTGCCCCAATGCTTGAGGAAGCCTTTAACCATATAATCAAAGATGAACAGACCTTTTTCATCGCTACGAATGCCTGTCCAACCTCTTTCCTCAACAGCTTCTATATCTATCTCATCCTTTCCTCCGTCAGGTCTTTTCGTGTCTATGTATGTCTCATAGACTTCCTTATTCTTTGGTGCTGTACCAAGCATTTCGGTAACCAGTTGCAATTTTACTTTGACTTCTTGCATGTTAATTCTCCTCCTTCATCAAACACCTTCCAGTACTGCTTCTCTTTTTTTGTGGTAGCTTTTCTACCAAGCTTTAAAACACACATCAGTCTTTTCCTCCTATTACTTTCCTCCCACAAGTAGGACATTTTACTGGTTTATCCAAGGCAAGGCAGAGTTGGCCTATAGCCATAGATAGACGATTTAATATCGTATAAACATCTTCAAGTGCTGGGCTAAAAGCCCTTCTATGAAGAAGGTCACTAGCCTTGTTATTCTGTACTCTTGCATTTGCTATATTTTCCCTGTTCATCAGCCTTTCTCCTTAATCTTCTTTACTATGAGAGTGTTAGTTTCGGCTAGGAAATCCCAATTTTGGTCTGTATGGTCACCTTTCTCTTGGTGCTCCCTAACCTGGATTAAGAGCTCTTTCAGTTTTGCCTTGCTTAGTGCATCTACTCCGTCTAAGAATAAGAGTAAGCCACCAAACGCTTGAACTCTGGTTACTTTACGTCCTAACATAGTTAGTCCTCCTCATAGACCTATGTTGTGTAGTTCATCACGAGCTTGCATTAGTAATGTGCAAGCCCTAGTAATACCCACAAGAAACTCTGATGGTGTATCGTTTTCAACTTCGTTGACTGTAGAGTCTAAACCAAACCTTGAGAGTATCATAGACAGTGCAGTAACTATAGCACTTGGCTTGGTGTGTTTTATTACAGCAAACATTATGTTTGTTCGCTTCTTTACCTCGTCACCACAGTTTCCAAAATACTCTGCTGACTCGTTAGAGAAAGGAGTCTTGTCAGGAGTAATTCCAGGTTTTAGATTGCTACCGTAAGACATTATATCTTCCCCTTGTTTTAATAGTTGCAATTTTGGCTTGCATAGCAGCACAAGCCTCGTTGAATTCTTTTACAGGAGCTACGTCAGTCTTGTTCATGGTGATGCTAATGTGCCTTACAGCTCTCCACTCAGTACAACAACCATTCTCCGTTATGTCTTCCCTAGTTGCTAATGGACAGCAGAGACATTTATTGTAATCTATAGAACTAAAATAATAGCATAATGAACAGGGCTGCTGCCCTTTAGCATACCACCAGTTCCTAGCCCCTTTTATGGTAACTGCACGAAAGCTCCACTTACTTATAGCATCAGTCTTTACCTTTAACGGTACTGTCTTCCGCCGTTTTGGCTTTCTCACTTTCAGCCTCCCTTTCACGTAAAATACTGTTTAACTTTTCCATCGCTCTGTTTGCTTGAGCTAAATGCTCACGCAGTTCAAATGCATCCTCCGAAGCATCCTTGAAAAGGTTTACTGTGTTAATAAGTGTACCTATTAGCTCGTCGCCATGGTCGAGAAGATTGAGCGCTCGCCTTGCCTCGTTTCTTGGTATCATCTTCTTGGCTTCAAAGGCATTGATGACGGTGGTTACACTTGGATAGTTCTCTATTGCCCGGTCTGTTCGACCTAGCGGGCAGGAGAGAGTAGTCCGGTCGTATTTCTGGTTAAGTTCAAGGGTTTTTGGCATGGTTAGCGCCTTCCACGTTTGCAAGGTTTTCAGCATTTACCCAAAAGTTAAGCTCACGGCGGTTATCGAGAGTGTAAACTATTTTATAGTTCATTCTTGCATCTGAGTCAATTCTAATAATGGTAACTATTTCCGCTTCAAATCGCATATCAGAGTATTCGCCTTTCAGTACTTGATAAGGTACTCTACCATCCCATAGCACCTTATCACCTACTTTGAATAGCTTAATTACTGGCATCATTGACCTCCATTAAGAGTATTACTTATTCTCCCGCACGTAGATTACCAGAGGAGTTGGGCTGTTTTGCTCATCGTTATGACTCACCTTGAATACCTTACAGAAGCGCTCTTGGGTAGAATAATCCAAGTCGTTGTAATGGATCCGTATTATGCTGCAGCCTCTAAGTTCCTTTTTTCTGGCTTGAACCTCTTCCAGCGCATTTGCTGTGTTCATAGCCTTAACCTGCGCATCAAACTCTGCTCTTGTAAAGGCTGCATATCTTCTTGCTCTGAACTCTTCTGCTCCTGCAAAGGCTGCATCTCTTCTTACTCTGAACTCTTCCCTCTCTTCTCTCTCTTCCAGCGTTACTATCTCAGCAATTCTGCGGTGTAGCAAGCGACAAAACATATTGAATCTATCAAGCCATAACTTTTCGCTTTCTGTACCTCTTTGCGTGAGGTAACTGTCAGTAATCGCTTTCAATGCTCTCCACTCAGTACAACATACTCCGTTAGGGCCTTGTAATGGGCAGATACAATTTGGTTGTGTGTTACCATAGTAATGACAGAATGAACAGTTTCTCTGACCTCCACCATACCTAAACCATTCATACGCATCTGCAGCTGTCTCAAACTGCACATCCCACTTCTTTTCTGCTTCATGTTTCACGCTTTGTGTTAACTCTTTCATGGTTTGTTTCTCCTCTTGTTTTGGTTGTTCATCAAGTATAACGAACTTTATCCCACTTGTAGTTACCAGCGCATGTATAGCTGGTTTACTGCTGAAGTCAATACCAAAAAAGCTGAGCTCTGCATTATCTTGTGCTTTCTTAAAGTGTTGATGAAGTAGTTCTTCTGTTGCTGTTATCCTCTCATTTTTAGCTGGTGTTCTGTACTTCGGATTATTGTAGTCAGGTGTATTTGGTATTGGCATTAGTTCCTCTCTTGTTACTTAGTGAATGTTTTTAGCGTCATCCGCACTGCCTTAGCTACCTCACCTCGCCAATGACTCATATTGTTGAGAACATATAGACACTGAACTCTCAACTCTTCTCCGGTCATGGTTATGCCTGCCTGTGCATAGTTGATGGCATAGTTCAGACTCTTCGCATGACGGTTGTCTACAATGGTTCGTAGAGCCTCACGGACGGTACTTTCACTGGTCATCACACTCTCCTTTATTATACTTCCGTTCACACTTACGAATGGTATCGAGGGCAGTCCATCCACCCCACACGAGACATAATAGTATTAAGATGTTTAGCATGTTAGCCTTTCCTTTTATAATCCTACAGTTTGCATTACCTCATCAGTTGGGGTCTTTCATCACTTCATCAAAGGCATTTAAGAAGGCTTTAACACCATGTTTCCGAATCATACCTGAGACTTCAATGAAGAGTTCGCAACCTTCTTCTGCAAGTTTGTTTGCATCAAGAGTTCTTATTTCACTATCATCACCGGTTGAAATTTTTGCTTCTTTACATCCTTCTATTATACCTTTTGCAAGTTCTACATACTCATTTTTCTCTTTCATAGTTTATTTCCTCACTGTTAAGAGTGTTAATGTTATCCTTTCTTAATACCACATATACAATATAATACATTAAATATGTAATGTCAAGACAGTTCTCTCACACCATCGAAAAAGCACATTGTTGCATCTGTGTTAAATTATTTATCGCAGACACAGGTTTACTTCTTCTTGGCCGCTGGTCTGTTTCCGATATAATAGCCAATCATAAGTACTATAAGTATACCTACAACGACCGTTATGATAGTTCCTGCTACCATCCAATCATGTGGCATAGTGTCTCCCATCTTAGTGTGAATTAACATGAACTATGTTCATGCTTGCATTACTCAATAAGAGCATTCTGAGCATCATAGATACAGTTGCAATCATCCTCATTCATATGGAACTCTGATACTACTCTAATCTTAGGCATGGCGCATCTCCTCCTATTGTAATGTAAGTGTCTGTGATAATTAATTTATCACAGGTGAACCTCCGGCGAACGTCGGCGAGAGTCTATATACATAGGTCTATGTATCTATTACCTCCGCCGTCAGGTAAAAATTGAAAATATTTGTTCTTAGTTCATAATATTAAATAATTATTATATATAAATAAACTAAGAACTAAACCTCCTTTTCTTTTTAACTAGTTAAATAAAAGTTTTACTAGTTAAAATTAATTAACTATACATTTCAATATCATAATATAAAATGTCAATTATCGAGGACTCATGGGTAATAGATTCATAGACCTATGTATATAGATCTGTGCCATCACTCGCCGTCAACTTCCAGCAAAAGTTATCGAGTTCCTCGTAAGGTTTACCCCTTTCTATTTTTAATTCTATCAGTGCATATCTCTATAAGTATACGCAACTGTTCTTCTGTTAAAGATTCTGGAAATGCATTTTGAATACCTGTCAAAAGCATTTGTGTCCAATTACCACCACAAGTAGTACAGTGGTCTAAAAATTCTTTTCTCTTAATGGTGTAAGGTTGGGTTCCGAATCACTCGTAAGATTTACTCCTGTTCGAGTTTCAATTTACCTTCTGCGTGCAGTCTATTAATTTCATTTAACTGCTCGTCTGTCAACCTAGAGATTAAATCTTCTGGTTTTGCGTCTTTCAGGTCTTCTTTCACAACTCTCGTTGATGCCTGCCGACCGATAAGGTCTTTCACGTTGACTGTTATTCCTTTCTCACCCAACTCAAGACATTCTTTCAAGAAGACTGTATCTTTTTTTCTTAGTCTAATTGCAATCTTGCGAACGGCTTCTTGCTGTGCGAGTGTAATCAGTTCGTCTGTTGTAATATCACTATAATCATAATGAAGAATAACATAACCCTCGGCTTGACCTGATTTCGTGTTGACAGTTATAACCTTACCTGTCGATTTTACTTGCACATCTTCAGGTTTCACGTCTACTGTTTTCTTATCACTCATAATATACCTACTCTCACCTTAAAATGGTTTGAATTAATGGTTTATGAATGACTCGAAACCCTTAATACTCCGTTATTGAATTGTAAAAAGAACATTTGAATCCTAGCACATCTTAACCCTAGTATAACACATTGTGATCTGTCTGTCAAGAGAAATATTTTTCTAGTTGCATATTCATTTCATATTGACATGTTATATACTAGCAAATATCATTCCAAAAAGAGGTGATTCAACGTAACATGTTACAGGAGAACAACATACAGATCATTGTGTTACTCCTCTATTGTAATGTACTCTAGGTATGTTTGTGTCAATATAGGACAAAGTGTCCCAGATTGAAACATAAGTGAACATAAGCGAGCGTAACGTATGTGCAGGTGAATACATACACGTAACATTAGAATATACAGAGTATGAGTGTAAGTGAACATCCGTTCATACCTATCACTGGTGCATAAACTCCTAGATGAACACGTACCCACGCTCACCCGCACTCGCACCCACCCGTGTACGCAAGCGCACACGTACGCATGAGAGCAGACACCCGCCCTAGGGGAAACGCTAGACGTCTTATATAGCGGTACACCCCAATCCAAATTTTCTGAGAATTTCAACCTCGCCATGTGGCTACGCCGTCACCGCTCAGATGTGGATGCACTGCTTAGATGTGGGTACATCTGTGAAAAATAATTTATCACAGACGGACGCTGCAGACGCTCAGAGTGGCCACAGCGGCGAAAGATAATCCAAAAATAGTCTTGTGGCGAGTGCGTGTATGTATTATATTGTATATATACAGGTTAAGGAGACTAGCAATGAAAGGTGTTCCAGAGGACAGAAAGTACCAGATACAAGCGGTGCGCAACCGTCACCATGAGATTGTGCGCCTCGTTGTGTTGGGCTGGGACAATAAGAGAATCGCTAAGCAGCTCGGTATCGGCGCACAGAATGTTTCAGATGTAAAGAACAGTCCGCTTGGTGCCCGTAGCATTATGATACTCCAAGCGAGACGTGATGCCAATACAGTTTCTTTAGCGAAGATGCTGGAGAATGATGTTCCTAAAAACTTCGACCTCATTATGCAAGTTCGTGATGGGAGTATAAAGTCAGACTCTGATCTATACATACCAATTCAACTCCGTATGTTAGCAGCAACCAAACTACTCGACAGAGAAGGTTACGGGCCTACTAAGAGCGTAACCGGCAAGTTCGTACATGCTTTCCTCACCGGTGACGATATAGAAGATATTAAAAAGAGAGCTGATGTAGCCAGTGCTAATGCAAGTCAACAGGCTCGCATTGATGGACTGGAAGTGGCAGAAGCTGAAGTTATTAAACAGGAGCGGGTGCCCGCTTAAGGAGGCAAGATGAAGTTCTTGAAACGACAATGGCTTAGTTGTTTGATCCTAGCCGTAGTTAGTATTGGAATGTATGGAGCATTGCAAGCGGCCACTATAAACATTACCGGCAGCACTATGAATGGTCGGACGTGTTATGCTGATAGCTTGACAGCAGTTGGCGACTTTGATACACTTGAGCTAGTAAGTTTCTCCGGTACGCTTGAAACTATACAAGAGGTTACATTTCAAATTACTGTTACAAATATTAATACAAGTGTAGATGTTCGAGGTGAAGGCTCTCTTGATGGTGTTAACTGGTGGAATCTTGATGATACTGGTAGCGATACACAATACCTAACTGACGATACAAGCGCTATTAGATATTATGGTTTAGCTAGCGTAGTGTATATTCGACTGGTGTGGACAGCTGAAGCTGGCGGCACTGATGCTATTATAGCGGTAATAGTAAAGGCAGGTTAACATGAAGAAAATTATATTTGCTATAACCGTTCTTCTTCTCGCTGCAGCTTTAGTCTACAGTGATGGTGAGGTAAAGCATCTTGGTGGCACAGTAACAGGCAACGACACTATTGACAGCACTAACGTAATCATTCATAGTCTTGCTAAGAGTGATATTGAAGTTTTTGCTACTGCTCTATGGGACAGTGCCGGTGCTATTACTGCACGAGATACTGTTCTTATCAACACTCTATTGAATTATGCGGGTGCAGACTCTATCCTAAGTAACCTCCTTATGAACTATGTTGCTGCAGATTCTATTATTAGAAACTTTCTTACCTTAGCTGTTGCTATAGATACTACTCTTATGAACGATGTACGAATAGCAATGGAAGCTGATACTAGTGCTGTTAACACTGCCGTCCTATATACTCTTGCTGATGCTCATCCAGACTTTGATCAGTTGGCTGTAGCTGGCGGTGATATAGGTAATTACATTAAGGTGAATGATGGGACTAATGTTTTAGAGTGGATAACGCCAGGCAACCTCCTAACCGACATTAGCGGTGCTGCTTCTGGTGCTAACAGTGACATTACTTCTTTGGCTTCAATTGACAGTGTAGTTACTGATGGCATCGTTGCAGGAAAGTGTAGAGTCTACCTTGATATTGATGCTGACCGGCAAATTAGTGCAGCTGAGACTGGTTCACTCTTCCTTGCCCATAATATAGGTACAAAGAGGACTTACACATTACCAGCTGCTGCTATTGGTCTAGAATTCTACTTCTCCGTAGATGATGCTGATAGTCTTCTACTTGAGGGTGCTGGCGCTAATGGTATTAAAGACCGCACAAACGCTTATGCAACTTTCTCAGCAGTTAATGCAACTATACATCTTATTGCCTACAATGCTACGACTTGGCTAGTACAGTCACAAACAGGTACTTGGACGCCCTATTAAATAGCTTTGGAGCTGAATAAATGATGACTAAACGTTCTATACCAGGCTGGTTATTCTTTACATTTACACTAGTACTAATCTGTATTGCTTACGTACAAGGTGACGGTGAAGTAAAGCACTTAAGTGGTGGTGATGTAGCTCTCAATAGTCTTGACTCTACCTACATCAAAGATGCAAGTACTTCTTTTAGCGACCTGAGTAGTGCTGGTGGTGCTTATACTATGGTACTCAAGTGGAATCCAACAACCAGCAAATGGTCAGCACAAGCTGATAGTACTGCTGGTGTTGGTGCTGGTCTTGACTCTACTAGCCTTGCTAATGACGGTGTAGGTAATGAAGACCTGGTTGAAAATTCAGTCTCAACCCTCGAGATTCGTGATGCTACAATCGACTCTGAGGATGTGGCACCTACTGGTATTACGGCTTCTAACTTAGCTGCAGTCCTTCGTCATACTGGCTACATCACTACCGATAGTTTAAAAGTTGGTGACAATATATTTCTTGAAGATAGTATCCCTTTCCTCTTCGGCACTGGTCGAGACCTTGAGAAGCATTATGATGGCACTTATGCTATGGAAATTCAGAGTCTCACTACAGATGCTTATTGGTGGTACCGTAACTCAAAAGCAGAGCATGTAGACAACTCTGTCTGGCTGGCTCACCGGCTTGAAACTGACGGTGATAATACCCGTAGTGGCTTTGGTATTGAGACTAAGTTTAATGTAATAACCGATGCTACACGTAACAGCACTGTCGTGTTCTATGGAACTGATGCTGGCACATGGGGCGCTGTGATGACCTTTGAAGGTCATAATGTTGGCTTCGGAACTAGTACACCTAAAGCCTCTAGTGTAACGTATGCTAAGGAAGTCTTATACTCTTTGGAGTATGTTCCTGCTGGAGAAGATTCTAGCTTAACTATCTCCATTGTTGATGGCGAGCCTGAGATTAATTTCTTTGCTAGTGATGGTGATACATGGAAGATTGTAAGTAACACCTCCGACCAGATGGTCATTTCTGGTGCTGATGATATTCTTCTTGGAACTGATGCTGTAATGCTAGCACCATCATTCAACGACTCATTAAAGAATCACCAGCCTACAATTTTATACCTCTACTGGACATCTGCTTTTGCTGATAGTATCTCCGCTAATGACTCACTTGATGTAATTATTACAGCTCAAAATCTTATTGGCAACCTTCAATCTGCTTTCATAATAAATGACCAGGGTGTAGAGGAGAAGGGTAGACTAATCATTGACGGTTATCTTCCTAACCCTCTTTCTACTCTTGATAGTCTTGGTATGCATATTTGGACTGAGACTACTGACGATAGTGACTATATAAACGTCTACGTCCATGATGACTCTGTAGCAACAGACTTCAAGCATGTAGCTATTGACTCTGCTGTGACTCAGCATTCAGCAGTTGCTCGGACCAAGTGGTATATATCATTAGCTGTCGGCGGTATTGTTGGTGGAGAGTTCAGAGTGATAACAGACTTTACTAGCCTAAGTGACACTGTGTTTATTGGAAGACCTAGACTATTTATAACTAATCACTAGAAGGATAAATTATGGCTTTAACAATCGAACAGAAAAAAGAAATAGCTGCAAAGTTTCAGGGACATATAAGCAGTTTATTGGAAGCAACAAGTCTTTCTAAAGCAGATATAAAAGCATGGGTAAGTTATGCTGTTGGTGCTATTGAGAGCGGGCTTGTTACGATAAATAATAACTCTCCTGACCCGGCAAAGAGTAGCCTTACTTTGGAACAAAAACGGTGGATATTCAAGGCTATTATTGATGTAATATTTAAGGAGGTGAGTTGATATGGCAAGTGGAGATACTTTACTGGTTTTTACACCGCATAATGCAGAACCCCCAGCGGCTAATTTTGCAACGCATGATACTCGGAATAACCATCCAGTATTAGACTTCGATGCAACAACAAACGAAACTATTTATTTCTCGGCTGTTATGCCACGTTATTATGTAGGAACTACTGGTATAACAGTATATTTGCATTTTTCCATGAGTTCAGCAGAAGCGAATACTGTTGATTGGGATGTGGCTTTTGAGAGAATAGGTGACCAGCAACAGGATGTTGATACTGACAGCTTCGCAGCCGTGAATAGTGTTGATAATACAACCGTTCCGGGTACTACAGGACTCGTAGATATTGTCAATGTCGCTTTCACAGATGGCGCGGATATGGATAGCGTGGCAGTTGGCGAATTATTCAGGATACTTGTAACCAGAGACGCAGTGAATGATGATGCTGCCGGTGATGCTGAACTTCATGCAGTGGAATTAAAGGAAACCTAATGTAATGGCACGAAGTTTTGACGGAAACGATGACTTAGCAAGTGCGTCCACTATTGACTTATCAGGAACGCAACAGCTTACGTTGGCATGGTGGATGATATGGGATACCTTTGCGGATAATGATAAATTGGCTTTTGAGTTTAGCACAAATTATAACATTGTTGAAACTGGTTTTATTATTAACCCAAATGACTCTGTACGTAACGAGTTTATGGCAGGGATAAAAGGTGATGATGGTTTTTCTGCCGGTTCATTTACAAGACCGTCGGCTGATGTTTGGCACCATTACGTTGTTTTGCTGGATAAAAGTGCCGCTGCATCCGAAGTTGTTGACATATATCTTGATGGCTCTGCGCAAGGTTTAAATCGCAGTGCTGATTCCAATAACACAAACAATTTTGGCAACCTTAATTTGTATTTTATGAGCCGAGCCGGTAGCAGCCTGCTTGCGGATGGTGAAATGGCAGAGGTGGGTTTGTGGGATAGGCTTGCAACTGTTGGAGAATGTGAAGGTTTAGCAAAAGGATATTCACCTGAATGTTATCCGAACGGTCTTGTAGAATATTGGAAACTTATGGGGAATAATTCACCCGAAATAGGTGAAAGAGGGGTTTCTGATTTAACAGTTGATGGCGCAACAAAGTTTGCACATCCGAGAATGATATATCCTGCCAGAACACAAATAGGAGTGCCGGCAGCGGGTGATGCACCAGCAGTTAGTAAAGAAGGTACTAAGAACAAACTTGTGAGTACTGCTGGTACTATGGGTCGTAAACATAGCCGCTTTGGCAGAACTTGGTGGGGATACTAATGAAATACTTGATAGCTTTATGTATAGTAGTATGCTTTACGTATGGGCAAGAAGCGCCAACAATTACCCAGAGTAATATTTTTGTTGCTGGTGATGGCAGCTACCACACGTATCGTATTCCTTCGCTAATAACAACTCCTAATGATACTGTTCTTGCATTCTGTGAAGGTAGAGTTAATAGTATTGCTGATAATGGTGATATAGATGTAGTTATGAGACGGAGTTCTGATAGTGGTGTTATTTGGAGTGCTCAAGAAGTTCTATATGGTGTAGGTGATGCTACAAACGTATTTGGAAGTCCTACGGCTGTTATTGATACGTCTACTGGTTATACATGGCTTACGGTACGGTGGGTTGATATGGCTCATGGCTTACCTAGAATGCAAAGAATATATATGACATATAGTCAAGACGATGGAGTTACATGGGAAGACACAACTGATGTAACTAGTGATATCTCATTCTTTAGTGATTATCTTACAGGATGGGGCTTTTATGCTCCAGGCCCTGGTCTGAGTATTTGTTGTGATAGTGGTAGACTTCTTATTCCAGCATACTTTGAAAATCTTGCAGTTGATAAGTATTATGCTTACTGCTTCTATTCTGATGATAATGGTTCTAATTGGGTAATGGGAGATAGCTGTGCTACAGCTGGCCTCTCTGAACACCAGATAGTGGAACTTACTAATGGTAATATAACGCTTACCGCACGTGATGAGAACTCAAGTCAAAGAAGGATAGTAGCAGTTAGTACTGATGAAGGTGAGACGTGGAATGCTGCTACAACTTCAACTATTATTGACCCTACTGTTCAAGGTAGTATAATAACATTTGCTGACTCACTTCACGCTAATAGATTTGGTGTGCTATTCTCCAACCCTATGAGCGAGGATACTCGAGAGCGTATGACTGTTAGATTAAGTTGGGATGAAGGAGATACATGGCCAGTAGACAGAACTTTACATACAGGTCCTTCTGGGTATTCATGTATGACTATACTTCCAGACTCTACTATTGCTTGTTTGTATGAAAGTGGTACATCATCATTTAGAGAGAGAATAACATTCGCTAAATTTAACATTTCATGGCTTCAACAAATCGGGAGTCTAAGGAGCTTAAATGAGTTTAAACCTTGGTGAGACTAGATGTATTATTTAAGTGAGTACTCTGAAAATAAACTTTCTACTTGTGCAGAACCCTTACAGCGTATTGCTCATGCTACGATTCAAGCAGTTGACTTTAAAGTAATATGTGGGCATAGGGGTGAGATTGCTCAGAATGAAGCATATAACACTGGTCATTCTGATAAGAAGTGGCCTGATGGTAAGCATAACGTCAGCCCTTCTCTTGCTATAGATATAGTTCCTTGGCATAGCAAATTTCCTAATATTCGTTGGGAGGATACAGATTCTTTTATATATTTAGCCGGTCATATACTAATGTCTGCTCACTTACTAGGTATTAGTTTGAGATGGGGTAGAGACTGGAACATGAACGATAACTTGAATGATGAGCATTTCTTCGATTGGGGACATTTTGAGTTAACTGGTAGCCCGTACGATTCAAAGAAAGGATAAGTGCATGGCTGGTGTAACTAATAAAGAAATAAAAAGCATGGTTGAAGAGCGTTATAGTGCTCTGGAGAATGTGCTTGGTCGCTTTGTTGATTCAGTTGAGGACTTGAAGCATATTAAGATTCCAGTACCGGATGAGTTTCACGAAGCGGCTAAAGCTCTTATTACATGGACTGCTAAGGATAAGGATAAGAATAGTAGCGTAATATCCCTGAAGGACATTGATAATGCTATTCTAAACAGAGTTAATGCTGTGACGGTATCTGTGCATGAAGTAAAGAAAGCTATTTCTACTCTTGTCCCTATGCGAGGAACAGACAAAGCAGTAACATCGCTGGAGTCTGTAACTTCTGGCCTTGACGATATAGATAAAAACATTTCACATCTTGGTGTGCTCCTGTCCGAGACTCTAGAACGACTCCAGCGTATTGAAAAGAAGCGTGTAGAACGGGGTGAGGCTATGCGCGGCACTGACAATGCCATCACTTCGCTGGAGTCTGTTCTGGAAAGACTTGATAAGTTGGAGAAGAGTAATGTTAGCGCTCTTACTAATGTGCAGAAGGTAATAGAGAGAGGCTTTAAAGCTATGCCTAAGATTTCTGACTTGCTAGGCATATCTGAACGTCTAGATAAGATTATGGAAACACCAGAACCTCCTATTATTGAGAAGTTGGATGCTAGTCAGCAAGCTATTAAGGTTAGTATTGGTGATGTGCTTCTCAATCAAAAGGCATTAGAGAAGCTGATAAAGAATATGCCTGTTAGTGTAGAGAGAGAAGTACCTGTTACTCAAATTGAGCAAGTTGATTATACTGAAAAGTTTAATGAGCTGAAGGTTGAAGTAAAAAGTATCGAATATCTTATAAGGAATGCTCCTGCACCAGTTGTTAAGATTAGCGATGTGTTTCCATCACCTGAGCAGATTGCTCATGTTGTATGGCAGAGAAAAGAAGAGATTGAGCAAGATATAGAGGATTTCAAAATTGATAACTTTCATCAAGGTGAAACTTTTAGGAAGGGTTACGAAACGCTTACATCAGCAAAGTCTGTAAGCTTAGTCATGGAGCCTGATGATGGTAAGAGTGATAGCCAAGCTTTAGTTTCTATACCTTCAGATGTAGGTGGTGTTGTAGTCTTTGAGATTACCCCTGAGAGAACCTCTAAAATGAGACCTACCAGTTATAAGTGGGAATTATGGGATGGTAAAGTTATGGCTCATCAAGGTCGTTTTAACATTCTTGGTAGCTTTAAAGGAGAAAAATAACAAGTCAAGTCCAATGATATAACCGTTACACAAAGCGCAAGCGGAAAAGGAGCAAGTGATGGAACAGTGGCTGATAGAAAATTGGAAGTGGATCTTAGCAGGGTTTTATATCATGGAGAAAGTCGTATATCTCACACCAACCAAGTATGATGATATTGCAATAAGCATTTTGAAGGGTTCTGTTAGTATCATTGCCAATAAGAACAAAAAATAAGTGAGGGTTCTAATGGGGGAGTATACGAATGTCGTTGGTCTTGGCTTGCTTGTTTCTGGTGTAGGTTTTCCAATAGGAGGTTATCTCTTGTTTCAGTGTGTAAAAATGTGGTTAGGGAAAAAGAACGGGAATGGAAACTCCAGAGGTAATACACATATAGTAACTGAAGAACGATGTACTGAGAGGGTTAAGAGCCTTCGTGAAAACGTTGAGCTAAAGTTTGATAATGTTAAAGATCGTATGGAAAGTCTTAATACTACAGTCAGTGGTATTCATGAAGCACTTAAGGAAACAAATAGTACACAAACAGAAATATTGAAAGCAGTAAGAATTAGTAATGGAGGCAGTTAATGAGTATTGCTGGCAGATATGATTTTGTGATAGAGCAAGGACAGCAGTTTACTCGTTTCATTAGCTGGAAAAGTAGTAGTGGAACCCAGAAAGATTTACATACAAACGATGACCATGCTGTACTTAAGCTTCGTCCATATAGAGGTTACATAGGCACACCTGATTCTGGTTATAATATTGGCGGTGATGATACTATCCTAAATGATACAGATGGTGAAATTGTTCTATATAACGCAGTAGCACATATATATAATATTAGAATTGATATTATAGCCGCTGTAACAGAGTTGCTTGACTTTGTTCGCGGTGAGTACACTCTTGAGTGTACTTATGGTGGTAGTATCTTATATAGGGTGCTTGAAGGAACTATATTTTTACGAAAGGAAGCTAGCTGATGTATCTACCAGAAGAGCATAATTTTGTAATACAGCAAGGTCAAGATTGGCAGAGACGCTTAGCTTGGAAGAGTGCCGCTGGTGCTGTATATGACCTTAGTTCTGGATATACAGCTAAGCTTGTACTAGCTCCTTTCTTTGGCTTTAAAGGAACAATCCCTACTGGCTATCGCATTGGGAGCACTGATTCTATCATGACTAGCGGTGCTGAAATTACATTATCTGTAGCAACTGGCACTCCTAATAGGAATATTCTATTAGCAATAACTGATACAGTAACAGCAGCTTTGGATTTCGAGCGTGGACAATATACACTTGAGCTTGTATCTACTGCTACTAGCAAGATTTATCCTATTCTTCGTGGTTATATGTATCTATTAAAAGAGGCTACTAACTAATGACTACAGAGCATAACGAACTTTATGATTATGATATAACATATGATACAGATGAAATACGAAGTAGTGTAGTTGAGAGTGCTACATCTGATGAGCATCTAATAACAGTAACAGAACAGACCCCGACAGCATCTTTACATACTGTAACCCTGCTTAGTGGTCAAACAGTGGATATCTGGTAATGAATATTTCTGAGTTATCAAATGCGTCATACTTGAAGGATGCTCTTGCTGAAGCATATAAGCATACAGAGATTGCAGCTAAGTTCTTCTTCCCTCTACGCTTTACTCGTGAGTTCAGTCCTATGCACAAGGAAATCTTTGCTGCGTTAGATGACCCTAATGAGAGAAAGATAGCTATAGCTGCTCCTCGTGGAATTGGCAAAACTTCAATGGTTCAGTTAGC